GAGTTCAAGAACTCACAGAACTACTTTAAGATAGGAGGTTACGATCCTTACATGGACGAGTACGTGCTTCACCTTACCGAGACTGCTATGCCTACAGAGTTAGATATTTACGGTTGTGGTGTTACTATATCTAAACAGAATGTGAACGGGGTGTATGAGTTTGATGTGGAGATAGGTGACGAGATAGGAGAGGTTACTGTAAGCCTTACATTGTTTGACGGAGAGGTTGATCTTACGGTTGAGTACGATGATGATATTGTATTTGATGAGAATTTAACTGAGCCTGATGACTATACATTTGTATTTACAAAGACAGTGGCTCTTCCTAACACTATTAGGGTTACTATAACGTCTACCAATGCGTCTTACTCTACAAGCACATCGTGCGTAAATATAGTTGATTTTATAACAGTAGGATCAGTAGATGTCTGATCTTCATCTCCAGGCAAATCTCCACTCATATGAAATCTATCCTCGTCTATAGGGAAGCTATCGCTGCCCTCGTAGAATATCTCTCCGTCAGCATCAAGTGGTTCTGTCTCAAAAACAATCAAAGATGTTGACTGCTGTATCGTAATAGATCCTCCAACATATGAACGCTTCCCAGTATTTACAATAGGAGCACTATCACAAGCAGGTGTACCTGTCTGAGCTATAAGGTATATTGCTCCAGTTAATTCAGGATCAACTGGATTTGCTTGAAATTGAAATCTATTTACCGAAGGAAGTGTTTCAGGATCAAAGTAATAACATATTTGACCTCCAAAGATAGCAGGGCAAATAGGATCATAAACCCCTAACGCCTGATTGTACTCGTTTGTATTTACTGTGTTATCACCACCAGATCTAACGCCATCCTCAAAGTTCACTCCCTCTCCTTGACAAAAAAGATAGAAGTTATCGTAGTCCTGGTTGGCTACTACTGTCTTTGTGTACTTATAGTACCTACTTCCGCAACTAGCCCCTCTAGCTCCTCTGCTCATAGTTATATTAAACCTTACAATACTTCCAGCAGGTATTGCGTAAGGAAGTCTAGGTTGGTTATCTATAGTAATTGGATCTGTTGATATATAAGCTGGATTTTCATATGAGAAATCCCATCTCTGAGTAGAGTACGAACGTCCTGTTTTATCTAATCCTTTAAGTTCTATAAAAGAGTTTCTGTCGTAGCTTACCTCAAAATTTGAAACTCTTACTCTCATATAAGTACCAGCAGGCTCGTATATTACCTTGTCAGTAGAAGCTGGATTTGTTATAAAGTTATTAGACTGAGCCTTAACCTCAAGAACAGATGTCAAGACAAGATTATCTAACGCACCGTTAGTGTCTCTCTTAACTATTAAATTCTCACCAACTCTTGCCTTACTTATATTCTCTCCCTCTAATTTAAACCAAACAAAACCATCTGAATCTTGAAAGAATAGATTGGTATAAATTGTCTCGTACTTTGACTTAGAAGGCTTAACAACAAACTTATACCTCTTAGCCCAAGATGGTGCTAAGTTATTTATTGTTGCGATTATGTTATTACTAGTATCTGAAGCCGATGCTGGAAAGAATACTGTGTTATTATTACATACCAATGCCGTAGAACTTCTTAGGTACTCGTCCTGATATACAATACCAACCTCATAATCTCTATTACTATGAAGACTCTTTTTACTCTCTAGTTTAGATATTGCAGCAGTAGTTCCAGTATCTTGTAAATACTCATAAGCAGTCAAAATAGGATCTGTATCAGTAGTGTTAAATTTAATAGCTGGTATCTGTATCTTTATAATGTTTGGCTCTAATGTAGACGCTATTATTGTAAACCCTTGATTAATTGCGTCTATACCTGTTCCAGCAATATTCCAAGTTGGTGGAGTAATTGCCGTAGTTATCATCCTACAGTTAAATATGTCCGTCAATGAGAACCCATTTCCGCAATCAGTTATAGGATCTTCATGAGCATATATAGCATTTATAAACGATTGATTCTGAGCTAACTGATATGCATCTGCAAAGTCTTGAGTTATATTAAAATTAAATGTATAATTAAACTCGTTCAATGGAGCGTCTGCCTCATAAGAAGGATCTCCACCAAATGCGTTATGATATAAGTTAAAATCTATAGTTAATAATGATCCAGACACAATATCAACATCTGTAAAGTCTATAACTATAATAGAGCTATTTATCTCTCTAGGATCTGAAGGGTTTATATTATAGTCTCCATCTTGAAGTGTAATCGGTAGATCTTCATCACCTATCTCCTCACTAAAACCAACAACCTCATAATCAATATTTGTATCGATATCGTAACCGTCTACATAGTTCCCATACATAAGCCTGTTGCCCATAGTGGTCTGAGACTTAGCTGTTAGAGGTACGTTGTCAAAAAGCCTTGTAAGCTCTGAGCTTGGAAGTGCTGTGTATATCTTCTTGTTGTTAAACTGAATGGATTGAATCTGATCATCTCCCCATCCCTGCTCATCCTTTATGTATCTCTCTATAATGTTAACAATGCTAGAGTCTGATAACTTAAAGCATAGGTCAACTTGAACAACGTTCTCGTTTCCTGTGTTAAATGAAACGTCATACGAGTTGAATACATTAGTCATAGATCCGTTCGTATACGTAGTATAGTCAACAAAGAAGTTTTGAGGCTCGAAAGCTATATCACTAAACTGAGATAGTGCACTATACTCCCCATCCTTGTACTTATATCTATAAGAAAACGATATGAACTTATCTGTCATATAGTTTTCCTCAGTAGAAACAACTAACGGTGTTATAGATGGAGACTCTAAAGGCGGAGCAACAATAACAGAGATGTCGTCCTCTGTAATGTTATCAACTCCCATTGTAGGATATGCGTAAGATCCGTTTATGTTTATTCTTCTTGGAGGATTAAGATTATCCGTCCAGAATAAGAGACCGTCAATTAAGTCGATTCCGTTTATCAGGTACTTAGTGTCAAAGTTTAGTACAGTGGTAGATATAACGTGATAAATAAGTGTGCTTGTTCTTTCATTGTAAGACAAAATCATATCTACGTTACCTGGATCTGTTACGAACCAGTATATTGTCTCGTGCTGGCTATCCTCATACGCACCAATACATCTTGCGTCGGTAGATAAAGGATCTCCTTCGTAAAGAATAGACGTGATCTTAGTGTTACCTAATGAATTTTCAACAGCACCAACGCTATTGTTTTCAGTAGATCCTATCCTTATATTTAACGCGTCAATATATTCTCCATCTGGAAGAACTCTCTCGTCAAGCGACTTATTCATTCTACCCTTAAGGAACGTAGTATTTAAATCCATACTTATTTAATCCACTTATCTTTGCCCCTCATATTCATCAATAATCTTCCAGGGTGTATGTTACTCAATCTTATCTTTGCGTTTCTTAGAAGGGCTGTCTTCTCCTTCTTAGCTCTATTCACAACATACTGCTGAACTCCGTACTTGTTTGTAAGCACGTTGTACTTAATGTATGCGTACAAGAACTCCTCAGCCATCTTATTTACAGTAACCTCAGAGTCGTCTCCTCCCTCCATACCGTCAGTAACATACTCAAGTATGCAAAGCTGACCAGCCATTCCTGATCCAAAGTTTATAACACCTGACTTCTTGTCTATTCTGTACGTAGGGTTTACGTTTGCAGTCTCTGTGTTCAGACCAAATCTTGCCCCGATAGTGTGGTTGAAGTACCACTTACCGTCAAGGTTGTATCCTTCTATTCCGTTAAACTTACCGTCACCTAGGTAGATGCTCTTGTTTAACTTATGTATCCTGTCGTAGTCTAATATAGATGTACCCTCCAACACGTTTCCGTCCTGATCGAACAATACTCTACAGCTGTTATCCTGTAGGTATGAGTTACTATAGTTTGTCTGAATGTTCTCAGTCAGTGGTCTTAACACACCGTCCTTGTACAATGATATTCTAACGTAGTTCACGTAGTCTGGTGGCAGGACCAACTTAAGGTCGTCACATATACTAAGCTCCACGATCTTAATCTCTTTCAAGGCATCGTAGTTCAATTCTTGAATACCTCTCTTTGCGTGAAACAGGATCTCGTACTTGTCAACATTATTAACAAGCTTATTGTTACCTACATACATCAACATAAAGTTGTTAACTATATCCTTTAGTGATACATACTGGTACGTTCCCCAGTTTTCATTCTCTGGAGAGTTTCCAGCGTTCTCATAGTATTGATAGCCAGTTAAGTATGCCATAATTATTGTTGTAAACTAAATGTTGGTTGTTCGTGTTGTTCTTGACCTAATGCGTAAGCAGCAACCTCTTGCTCTCTTATAGATATTCCAGCGTACTGTAGTATCTTCATAACCAGCTTGTACTCGTCCTCTGCTGGAAGCTGGAAGTCTTGGTAATCAAGCTGAGACTGATCGAACATCGGCTCACCATTTGAAAGTGTAATGTACGTCCACTTAGGATCCTTAGGATACGTAAAGTAGGTGCATCTTATATCATAATCATTTGCATCACTGATTGTGTCAGGATACAATACAATGGTAGATGTTCCTACTGCATTCTGCTCGTATGTATATACTGGATACATCAACGATGGTCCAGTTAAGTTAGAGTCTGAAAGCATCATTATCCTTGCGTTAGAAACCTTCTCAGCTGTACCAATTCTACTACCTGCGTCATTAAGGCAGTCTATTCTAAGTATCATATAGGCTGAACTTCCAGTCGTGTCGTCAGACGGAGCTAGCCACATATTGTCATTATAGTTATCTAGATTAGCTGTAACTAAAAAAGATTCAAGAGTTTCAGCTATTGGCTGCTCAATATCAGCGTATTCAGTACCTGACATACGAGCATTCTCCATATTGATGGTCTTGTTATAGGAAGAGTAGTACTCCTCGTATATTTCCATCTGCGCCTGCTTGGCAAATAAGTTGAAATCAGCAGGTGTAATATAGCCGTAGTTATTCTTATTTATAACAGATAGAACTGTATTTCTAACTGAGTTTATCATATTAAAAACTTTTTACAAAGATAATAAAAAAAAGCACTCTGATTAGAGTGCCTTTAGCTTTCCTTAAGAACAAAAACAATTACGCAATAGCTATTCCAGAAACAGCGAATGGTAATAATGTAACATCGTAAGTTACTTTTGTCCATCCCTCGCCTAATGCTGCAACAACAGCCGCTTCAATAGCGTCTCTTTCTGTTTCAACACCAGCACCAGCAGTAGCGTGAGTGATAGTAACAACTTTACCTCCACCGTAAGTGATGGTAACAGTAGTAGTCGATGCTTGCTCGATAAGTTTAATGTCTGTAGCAGATACAATTTGAAATTGCTCGTTAGTTACAGGGATACTTAAAAATTTTTCCATTTTTATCTTTTGTTTATGATTAATAATCCTTGCAAAGATACTAAAAAAATATTAATCTAAATGGCTCTCAAGCAGTCTAAGTGTCTCAATTCCATCATCTGACTTCAGGTGTGATGCCAAGATAAATAAATGATTCTCACCGTAAGGAACTGTTAACAACTTCTTCTTGTTTGTCTCAAGGTTGAAGTATACATCTCTACCTTTATTTTTAAGCCTCAACACGTCCTGATCAAATAACTTAGCGCAGGTGTTTTGCAACTGTAACATTGGATCATTCAGCAACTCCATAAACTTATAAGGGTATGATCTTGCGTAAACAAGCACGTCTCTCTTAAGCTCAGCAGTTGACATCTTGTCAATCTTACCTCCCAATACAACTCTAGCAACAGCCTCAAGCATATCAACCGTAAGGTCTCTTGCTGCTAACTGTGCATCCAACTCTGTGGTTAACTTGTCAAACTGTGCAGACGCATCCTTCTCTGTATTTACTTCCTCAAATATCATCCCATTTCCTGGGTGATACTCTAAGAATTTTTGTAGTACTGGATTTGTTTTAGAAACGGTTAATGATCCGTCAACAAATACAATAGGCTCTAAAATAGCAGAACCATCCTGCTCATCCTCGAAAGGTGTCTTCTGGTTTCTTGCATATCTAAGTGGTCTGTTTGATTTTCCGTCAAAGTAGTATAACGGACTTCTTGAAGTGTTCTTCGATGTCAACATATATGACAACGGAGTGTTTCTTTTTTTTAATACGTAGATTCTATCTACTAATGCAGTTTCTTTACTCATTTGATATAATTTAATTTGTTAAAAAAATAACAGGGAGAGTATCTCATCTCCCTGTTGGGTATTTATTTATTACTAGCTATTAGCTTCGAATAAGAAGAAGTTGTTAGCACCTAAAGTACATAAAGCTCTTTCTGATAAGAAGTGTACCTCCATAGCATCTAAGCTAGAGTTAGAAGCACCACCAGCAGAACCAGTAATCCAAGTTTTGTAACGACGATCTTCTGTTTCAGAAGCTCTGTAACGTACGTGTAAGAATGGTCTCTTAGCGTTTTTACCTAATACTTGGTCGTAAACAGTTGTAGATCCAGCAGGAACTAACACACCATTGATAGCACCACCAACTACTCCACCACGTGTAGCAGCATCGTTTAAGTATTTCCAGTCAGTTTTGTAGAAGTCGTAACCTCTTCTGAATCCTGTAAACCCTAAGTTCAAAGCCATATCCTTATCGTTATCGAATAAACCGTAAGATGTACCACCAGCTCCGTAAGAGTTTTGAGCAGCTAACATATCATCGATATCGAAAGAGAACTGACGGTTAACGAATAACACATTCTCTTGGATAGCACCTTGCTTGTCAAGACGTTGGATAATAGTATCGAAGTCAGACAATGTAGTTGGGTTACCACCACCCCATACGTTTCCTCTTTGAGAAACTGAGTAGAATAAACCTTCAGAACCTTTGTTACCAACAGCAGATTGGTTAGCAGCTCCTGAACCAGACTCAGCAGGTACAGCTTCGATCATAGCCAACTCTAAGTAATCCTCAAATCTCAAACGAGTTTCGTGCTCTGATTTGATGTACCATAAGTAACCTGTAGCTCCGTTCTCAGAAGTAACCTCAACCCATCCGATTTGAGCCATATCTGAACCAGATACTGCGTACTTATCTTTGATGATGATTGGGCTGTTCTCTAAGATCAAGTCATCAGCCTCTAAAGACTCAACCATTCCTTCAGTTCCTTTTCTAAACTCAGAACCGTAAACAAATGCAGTTATTACATCAGTAGCTGCAAATGTTTGACCACCAGCCTCGTAGTAAGCTACGTCAAAAGTTCCAGCAGCGTAGTCAACATCAGTGATGATAGCCTTGTTAGATTTTGAAGCCTCGTTGTTATCTGATAAGATAACTGTTTGACCAATTCTAAATGCAATTCCACCGTTACCTGGTACTAAAGTATCATTCACTGTAATAGTAGCTGTATCAGCTGCAGCACTCCTGTAGCAACACAGTTTACATATTTAGTGTGTAAACGACCTTGCTCTGCCCATTTGATAAGGTCAGAAATAGATGGCATCTCAGCTCCAACTGCTCTTAAGAAAGACGCAACTGAACGGTTACCATATCTTTCAAACTCTTTCTCGTAAGTATCTGGAAGATACTGATTCAAGAAGTCAAAGTTTGTAATGTAATTTGATGCAAGAGTTTTTCTCTCTGCTGAAGGCTGCAAATCAAAGCCTGGTGTAGATAATACTGACATTTTTTAAATTTTTTAGTGTTATTTTATACTTTTAAACTTAAGTCCACGACCACCACCATCGTCTACACTTTTCACTTTAACTCCTGATGAGCTGATAGATTGAGGAGATGTTCTAACCTCCATATCTATATTCTTTGTTTGTTTGGCGGTATCTAATAACGCCTCAGCTTTACCTTGCTCATAAAAGAACTTGGCAAATTTTTCAGGATTCATAGCTACAGATAAGGATCTGTGATAACCAACAGCGTCTGAAATTAACCCATCATTATCTAAATACTTAGATATATAATTTGTCAAATCAGATTGAGACTTCTTTAAGTCTGCTGGATCACCAGGTAAAAACTTTAAATCCTTGTCACCAATGTTGAAATCAAAACCTTTGAAATCTTGGTTGAAAAGTTCTTCAGTTTTCTTCTGAAAATACTCAGACTTTTTGTAACTCTCTTGCTG